GAGGATAAAAACCTCGGCGATTCGCTCAGTAACCAGCCTGAGATTAGCCAACCTGTTTCTCAACAACAGGCTAATATAAATGAGAACCCTAGCACTAGGTTTATATGGTGCTCCGGTAGCGCGGTCCAAGATAGCAGTGTTCCAGAAACCATGGAACACGCCTTTCAGAATCATGAAAAATGGAAAGGTCGAAGGAGTTATAGAACTGCATTATTAATGCCAACTCCTGCCCAACTTTTAAAAGATGAACCACCTCAAGAAATATATGAGGCTGGTGAAGTTTGGGTTTATTGGTTAGGATACATGAAGCTATGTGATTATGTTAATAGAAATAGCACATATGCTTGTATCTTTTCCCTCTATTGTATGTTCGGTAGAGGAAGTGCCGCAACAACAACGCAATTTGTTTCAAAATATGAAACCTTAGATTATGTATGGTACATAACATTGTTGCTGCAGGCATCTTTCATATGCTTCGCAATGTTTTTGATTATGATGTCAATCGTTGCGTTGGTCGTGTATACGATTTGGTCGATACATGATGTAAAGAAAAACTACTTAAATACAATTAAGAATGCTTATATTGCACAAGTGATATTACAAGGCATGGGAGTAGTTTTTGCTGGATTATCTTGGTGGAAGTCAGGTAATTTTATGCGTCTTGATCCACAGGGATTTAGAGAAAAGATTAATAAGTCAGGAATGTTTATGACAGGCATCTTAAGTTTAATGATGCTAGTTTTGGCGCCTATTATGGGAGCTAAAAGAATTAACAATCTTTTTAGACCAATTTTAGATTTGTTGAAACAAATACCTTATGCCACATGGATAACAGAATGGTTGAAGGAATGGTTAAAAGGAAATGTTGAATTTGATGATTTACCTGAAGATGATCGAGATGCAGTGAGACAGCGTGCAAAGAAGGTATATGGAGATTATATGGACGCACAAGAAAAATATGAAGGTGTACGTAAGAAAGAGAATGTACAAGAAAAATGTAATCACTTCCCATATAGAGGAAGTGGACTTCATATAGTAGGCCATTTTATTAGTGCTGAAGATACAACACAGAATGATGAATTTTGTTGTGTGCGTGACTTCTTAGTGAAGAAGGAATCAAAGATTCGTACAGAAGACTTATATAAAGAAATAAGCGTACGTTTTGGACCAGCAGATGGACCATTTAAAATAGATCTTTGGGGTTGTAAGTGCAAATTTGAAGATTATGAAGAATTTGTTGAATATGTAAAAATTAGATTAAATATTCAAACAGTAGATGCACAAAGTAAAGTAGGGGAAAAATATGAACCACCACTTAATACACCTATTAAAGAAGGAATAAAATTTAATAGACAACCTTTTGTTAGAGGATCAACGTTACCTGAAGTAAACGTTCCTCCACCATCAAAATCAATGGGACCACAAGATGATGTGGTAGATGAAGATGACATAGTGGATGAGAAAATGAAATCCTATGTTAATAGTCCTAATCCAGAATTAAATGATGATGGTGAAATAAAAATTCAAACCGATGAACAGTGTTTTGTACCTAATTTAAGTTTAGGACATTGTTGGAAAAAGTTAAAAGGATTCTCAGATGAGATTAAAGAAATGTGTCCTTGTAAAATTTGCCAACCAGGTAAATGGAATCCAATGTGTGGTCAAGAACAATGTGCTAGCATAAATGCAGCACGATTACGAGCAGATTTTGCCAATATGGTTAATAAATCTGGAGCTAATTGCCACGGAAACACTGAAGAAGGAGAACAAAAGAAAGCAGAAGCAAGAATGTATGCTCCCTTCAAAGCAAATGAAGATAGTGATCCACAAGAAGGGTCATGGTTTGAATCTTTCTTCCAAATATGGAATGAAAGTGAGTGGGGTGGTAAGATAGATGAAATGTACGACACGTACATCTCTAGCCCACTTGAGACTGCTACAGATTATTGTAAGGAAAAACAAAAGCAGTATCCAATTGCGTCTAAGGTATTAATAGGAACAACATTATTAGTTGCCGCCTTAGGTTATGCTTATATAAGTAGAGAAGAAAAAGATGAGATTGATCCGAAAGGAACAACCTATGAGGATTTCCTTGCTGAAAGACAAGCTAAAGGAGATAATAAGCGAGGTGGAAATCACGCTCGTGGAGGTGGACAAAGAAAAAGAACCAACAGAAAGAAAGTTTGGGATGCTTCTGAAGGACCTGAAGATCAAGAGTATCAAGGTCATCAAGAGAAGAATGAAGTTTATTTTAATGAACACGTAGGCCGCAATGTCTATGGTGATAGAAGAAATCCACATAAATTCAAGTATGCTAATGAACAAGCTAGCAGTGAAATTGAATTGCCCTCAATTAAAGAAGATTCTGGGATTAAAAGAGGAATCTTTAAATCAAAACAACGACAGTTTGTTGTGAGAGAAGACTTATATACCAATTGGAGAGATGATTCTCGAATTGAAAGACAACGATTGCTCGACGATTCAGTTAAAATGGAAAAAGTACTGAAACAGCAAAGCATAAATGTTAACGAACTGGCATCAGGTGTATTTAAAATATATGATGACCAAGGTCGATATCGTTGCACTGGAACATTAGTTTCTGGTAGAATGATGGTTGTAATGCATGCGTTAAATGAAGATTTTAGCAAAGAATATAGAGCAGAAAATTATGCTCATAGCATTAAATTGTCAGGAAAATCACTTTTGATGCATAATGAAGAAATAGCATCATTTAGATGTTCATTGCCAAGCCCCTTTAAGAAAAATCACCTTGAAGTACCACAGAAGTCACAAATAGTGACGGTACTCGGTTATGGGGCAGGAGAAAACACAACACCTGATTCAATAACAGGTTTTGCTAGTCCACTGGGATGGTGTGATGCAAAAACTCGTAGTGGAGATTGTACAGCCCCAGTTTTAACAGCCGATGGAAAAATATTAGGCTTTTGGACGCATGGTAATGGAGTAGATTTCGGACATTTTGAGCCAGTAACACAAGATTTGATTAATCAACTGAGCTTAAATAACAACCAAAATTCGACACACAGCGGGATGGATTTTCGGTCCCTCCTCCGCTCCCCGAACTTATAATGGAGCTGCCGTTCTATGAACGGTATCCTGAAAAATATATATTTCAGGAGGGGGTGTGTGTATTTTCAGATGTTGCTTATCTTGATGAAGAATATGATAAGTGGTTACCTGAAAGTTATTTCCCAATCGTAGGAACAATGAGAAGATTTCCACGATACAAAAATAAGAGAGCTGAGGATCCATTTATACGAATGTTTTTAGATGAATATGGACATCAAATTTCTGGTGAATGGGTTTTACCAATGCCCAACCAGGAAGCAGCTTATAAATCTTTAAGTAAATATGCTAAAGATATGCCTGTAATGGAAGATTACGAAATAGAAATTATGAATAAGGCTTGGGAAATGACAGCAGAACATTTTGGCATTTATATGCAAAATAGTAGAGTCCGTGAATATGCTGAGGTTGTAGATGAGTTAGATTACTCAACTTCTAGCGGAGCTCCATTTAATGTTCTGTATAAAACGAAAAGAGAACTCTTTGATAATGATCCAGAAATAAATGATTTTCTTATCAAGGATTGGGAACAATTAGCTGATGATCCAAATTGGACTTGCTTATGTACTAATTCACTTAAAGAAGAATTGAGACCAGAAGAAAAAGCAAAAGCTAATAAAATTAGAACCTTTACAGCCATGGCGACTGATGCAACAGTGCATGGCAATAGATTGTTTGCCGACATGAACGGAAAAATGAATGATAGTCATTTGAGGTCGAGCTCAACAGTAGGTTTTTCACCAATGAAAGGTGGATGGAACAGATTAATTAAGAAATTGTCTGTGTTCCCTAATGGTTATGCATTAGATGAATCTGAGTATGACAGCAGTTTAAGATCCTACATGATGTGGGGTTGTGCTAGATTTAGATGGAATTGCTTGCGTGAAGAAGATAGAACAGCAGCAAACTTAAGGAGGATTAAAACTTTTTACAGAAATTTAATCAATACACTAATTATTACTCCTAATGGTATTTTAATACTTAAGAAAACTGGAAATCCATCAGGTTCATGTAACACTATAAATGACAACACTTTGGTATTGCATACACTTTTGTGTTATGCATGGATAAAATTATGTCCGTATGCTACAAGTCTGCAAGATTTCGAAATGCATACAGCTAAGTGTTTATGTGGTGATGATAATACATGGACAGTTTCAGATAAAGCTCATTCGTTCTATAATGCTAGAAGTGTTATAGAAGTATGGAAAGGAATTGGAATAACAACAACAACCGATTCTTTAGAACCGCGTCTAGCTGATGAGTTAGATTACCTCAGTGCGCATACAATATATGTACAGGGGGTTGCAGTTCCTCAATATGATAAAGAGAAACTCATGACCAGTTTGCTTTATAGTAATAAAACTAAGCAAACACCAGCACAAGCTTTGGAGCGTGCTAATGGTATGTTGTGCGTTGCGTATTGTGATAAACAATTTCGCAGCTTTTTAAGAAAGATACAACAATGGTTGCTAGAGGAATATGATGCAGTCTGTGCAGAAGATGCCGACTGGATTTTAGCAAAGAGTGGAATGAGCACTGACGCAAAACTTAATGAGTTATGGATTGGAAAATCCTTTATTCTGCCTGCACAAGCAGTTGAAATTGAGAAGCGTAATAAAGATAATAAATGCTCAATAAAAATGAA